TGATGCAGCCCTAGTGCAAAGCTGGTAACTTCTTCGAATCCGTCTGAACCAAACCACTGGTTTTTTGCCTGCCAGCGCAGGGTCTTTTCGTCTGGTTTGACAGATTCTGTCTGTTGTTGTCGCGGTTGTACCGCATATTCTTCCACTTGTAAAGGGGGTGGACGAAAATTTTGTGCTTGTTGTAATTTTGTCTTAGCCTCAAACAACGCTTCTTGAGCCGCAAGAATGGCATCAGTGTCAAAGGACTCCTGCGCCGCCTTGTAATCCCGACGTGCTTTGTCTAATTCTGCCCCAGCAGCGGTCTGGGCCATAGCCCCGTACTGCTCAGTGCCGGTGTGGACATATTGTTTAAGCTTTTTGTTTTCATCAACGTAATGCTGTGCAAGACGCTCAAGTTCTTGCTTTTCCCTCAAAAGGGCTTCTTTGGCACGGCGCTCGTCGTGACGCGCATGGGTCAACTCCTTGATGCGGTCTTGCGCCCCTCTTGTGTAGGACTCAATCTCTTCATCAGTGGGGTCTTCCACTTCTCTGTTTAGTGGCTTACGGCCACGATCTTGTACAGGTGTGTCATCAACAATCTCAATTTCAACATCATCGTCAGTGGAGATATCCACTGTTTGCTTTTTGTCGTCATCAAGTTCGTCGGGGAACTTATATTGCTCTGCCATTTCTGCTCCTTTAAGCGCGGGTTAGCCCACGAGGGTCTTGCACAACAGCGTCCACTTGGTCATCATTGATGAGCCGGAACTCTTTTCCAAAAATCTTAAAACGCGTACCGGAATAAGTACGTACAAGGACGAAGTCCCCTTCTTTGCACCACGCGCCTGCGGGGAACTTGGTCTGATCTTTGTACGCATCAGGGCCAACTTTCATCACAAACAACACGGTGGTAGCGCCTTCTTCTTGGCGCATAGTGTTTCTGTCCCGCACAAGATCAAGCTCGGTGCCATCAATCTTTTCAGACACTTCTGGCACAGCACACAATAACTTCCAGCCGGTAGGCTCTGGCAGCATGGTGGCTTTTTCTTCGCCTGTTGCATCTGATGCAGGTGCATCAACGGGTTGGATTACATCGGGCAGGGCGTATTGCCCCGGTTCTAGAACAAGTTCACTCATCTGAATTTTCAACTTTCTGTGCAAGGTCAAGTAGATAACGCTCTGCAAGGGCTAGACCCTGAATAATCCCGCAGAGTTTTTGGTACTCTTCAAAACTGCGACAAGCCCCACCAGCGCAGTCATCTGCGTAGTTGTTCATGTCGGTGCGTAATTTTTCGCGCAATACGCGTGCGAATTCTTGAATCATTTTGGTGTCCTGTCTTTAGCTTGTTGGTTCTGTGTAGCTTGTCTAACCAAGTCCATACCCATCTGACGCTGCTGGTTCTTGATGTCTCCAGCTTTACCAAGTGCGCCTATCTGCTCAGCACTCTTTTGTTGATTGATTTGCCCTGCTTTTGCCATTGCATCAATCTGTATTTTTTTATTGTTTTGTTTGGCCTGCTCAGTTTTTGCCATTGCATCCATCTGCAAGCGCTGTTGCTCAAGCTGCAATTTGCCTTTGACTTCTTCGCTTTTAAGCTGTAACTCTTGTTGCTTGAGTTGCAACTCTTGTTGCTGCATCTGTAGCACTGGGTCTTTGGCTTGTTGTTGAGCCTGCTGTTGTGCCGCCTGCGCTTGGCTTTGCTGGAGTACCTGTTGCGCGGCTTGAGCCATCATGGACGACAAAGCCATCTCAACTTCAGGAGACATCTTCTCGCCCTCGGGAGGCAGAGGCATACCCATCTGCTGCTCAATCTTTTGACGGTAAGCGTACCCAACGTGTTCTGCAACGTGGGCCATCATTGCGCCTTGAATCTGTTGTGCTTTGGGGTTCTGACCAATCAACTGCATGACTATGGGGTCTTGCATCGCCATCATGTGCACCTTGATATGGGACTCATGGTCTTGGTAGAAGAACGCCTTTAGCGGCTCCAGACGCAGTGCAGCCATGTTCTCAGACACGGGGTCTTTGGGCTTCTGGTCATCTGGCAGGGGCACGAGCTTGTCTGCATCCTTGATACCAAGAACCTCCAGCATGTTGCGGTGCAACTGTGGCAAGTCATAAATATCCGGAGCCATCTGCGCCATTTGAATGACGGCTTGGTACTGCACAACCCGCTGGCTCATTGTTGCCGCGTTGGGGTCGCTCACAGGGATGATGTCGATGTGGTCGTAGTCTGACTGCTTGGCCTTGCGTGGGGCATCAATGGGGTCGTAGTCGTAGTCTGGGTCGGTGTAGTCGCGGATGATCGCGGCCAACAGACGCAACTCTTGCTTGAAGGTGTAGTGCAGACGGGCTTGAACCGCAGACATAACCTTAAGCTGGCGCTCCAAGAGAGCCAGTGTCGTACCCACAGGAGCCTGTGCAGACATGTCCGATACGTTCATATCCGCTGTTGCGGCAAAACGACGGCCTTCTTCCACAATTTTATCTAACAGTCCTGACAGGACGATAGAAGGTTCCTTATATGGCAGGGGCAAAATGCTGTCGCGCAATGCCCCAGAAGCAATGTCTACGTCTCGCCATTCTCCGGGCGCGATGGGGGTATCGTCTCCCTTAATGCGCATTCCGCGAGTTTTAAGACCTCCTGGTAAGTTAGAAAGCGTCCCAGCATCGACAAGCTGACGCATAAGGCTGGTGGCTGACTTGGCGTATCCACCGATGAGGTGGAAGAGTCCAAAGCCATAGGCTCCAAAGCCGGGGATGTATTGGTAGTGGACAAAGTGCTGGCGCTTGAGGCAAAGGGGTTCATCTTGTTCCCAGTTCCGCCGAATAGACAAGACATCATTGCTTCCTTTTATTAGGGTAAATACGTATGGCTTCATGATGCCGGTGGGTTCGCCGTCGTCATCTTTGTCCTCATCACCCTCTAGCACCAAGTCAACATGGCACTCATACAGGGTGTAACGCTCATCGTTCAAGTCGGAGAAGCCAGTCTCTTTGTCCTTGGCTTGCTTGATGTTGTCTTGCTCTTTGCTGGGGTCAGGCAACTCAATGTCGCGGTAAAAGCCTGCTTGCTGGAGCTTCAATATCTCATTCTTGGTCTTGCGCATAACGTGCGTCAAGCGGTAGCAAGTGTCTAAGTCGGTCGTTCCGTAGGGCAGAATAATATCTTCTGCGGGTATAAATATAGATACCTGACGTCCCAGATTGGGATCAAAATAAACTTTCTTGAACGCTGAACCTGTAGCCGGCAGGCTCCACAACATGCGCTCATGCTCGGGGCGGAACTCACGCATGACTTCTGTCAACTCGTAGTTCATGTCAGCCTCGACACGAACAGCAGCTTCTTGCTTCTCTGGAGTCTCTTTACCCACTATCTTTGTACGCACAGGGCCTGCGGCTGGGAACTGCTCAGTAATTGTCTCTGACTGGAACCTTACAACCGCTTCTGTAATCATTGGGTGGAACACGCCACATGCGCCGTTCCAAGGTTCTGTGCGCTCTTCGTACTGGAGTCCCAGCAGTTTCAAGCCTTCTGTGTAGGCTTTCTCCCAGTCCTTGCGAGAGTTTTTATCTTGCTCAACATCTCCGGCTAAGTCTCCAGCCAGTTGAGACAGCATACCCTCGTCCATGTCCTCGGCCAAGTTCTCGCCAAAGTCATCGTCTTCACCGGGCATCATGCTGATCTCTAAGTCACCGATGCTGATGTTGACCGCTTCAGGATCAACAATCTCAATTTCAATCGGCTCTTCATCTTGCGCCAACTCCTCCATGCCTTGGGGTTGTTGGTACAGTGCTTTATCTATATTGGTTGCCATTTTTTACCTCAGTAGTACGCCGCAGAGCGACGTTTGAAAAATCGTGGTTCATCTGGTTCATCCGTGTCTAGCGTGATGAAGCCGCCTTGTCTGAAGCGAAGCAGTGCTTGGCTGGTCGTGTCTACAAAATCATCGTGTTCGCCAACTGGGAAGGCCGCAACCTCCTCAATCACTTCACGAGCCCAGCGTGTGTCCGGTGCCCACACCATACCCGAAGAGAACAAGTCTGCAATAGCTTGCACACGCACCATCTTATCGTTTCCACGGCTCGGTGTAAATTCTTGTACGGGGATGCCCATCGCCCGAAGCTCTTGTATCAAGGGCCCACCTGCTGCCTTTTTCTCCACAATGAATGCGTCGGGTTGCCATTCTTTCCAATGCTTGAAGGCGACTTGTTTGAGTTCTGGGAATGCAATTCGGTCTTTGAAAGCGTCGAGGAGAATAAGCTGGGGCTTGTCGTTTTCTTCCTCGTTGTACCAGACCCCCCAAGTAGTACAGGCAGAGTAGTCGGATGTGGTTTTAGTTTCATGCGCCGTGTCCCAAGACTGAATGATGTACTCACAAGCAGGTGGCTCGTCCCCTTCCCATATCCGCCAGTGCTTCCTTGAAATGATAGCCGCCGTGTCGCTGGTTGGCTGCTGCATGTACTGCGCGTTCCAGTAGCGGGGATCCATTGAGGACTTGGCAGACTTCAACGCCTCCAGTGGCCACTGCTCCGGCCAGAGGGATTTCTCCTTCTCCGTGTTCTCGTGCAGGATGGCTGGCAACTCCACTATCTCCCAGCGTGGGCTGTCGGGGTTACTTACCTGATACTGTATCAACCTGCCGGTCAAGTCCAGTGGGCCCCAGCGCGTCATGATTACTATGATCGCCCCGCCCGGCATCAAGCGCTGCAACGGGCCAGTCTGGAACCAACTCCACGCCGTGTCAAACGCTAGACGACTGTTTGCTTTTACGTCTTGTTCTGAGTGTGGGTCGTCGATAACAAAGAGATCAGCCCCGCGACCGGCAAGAGCACCACCAACACCAGCA